GGACTGCTCCAGCCATAAAGATTGGTATGGTTGTTGTGAGTTCGACTCACTGCCCATAGACGGCCCTATCCACACCGAAGTGCGGTTTGTCTATGGAACATGACTGGCCAAGTACTGGGCGTCACTCCAGCACCCTTTGATTACTCGTTAAGAATAAGGTACATGTTTTGGGATCCTAGTTAGTGCGCATCTAACATCGGTTTTATTTATTTGTTTTCTATTGTTTTTGGTCTTAATCGTTATTGGGAAAGGAATCTGCCATGACTAACGTTGCAGTTCTAAACAGCATGACTAAAGACACTGTACCTCTACAGCATCAAGAAGAGATTTGATTAAGTTTTATTTATTTATTAATTTATGGAAAACTAACGGTAATCGTTAGCAAATGTGGAACTTATGTACACAGGGAACAAGCCTATTACACCGCTTGTACGATCAAACGGGTATAATTGCCCTCGACAGTCATAGCGCCTGCAGTATAAACTGGTGATATTCGTATTTCCAGATCGAATTCATCTGCGTCGCAATGAAAGAAAGAGTAAGGGATCATCATCTGAGCATTGGCTCCCAAATCTCCCCAGGCTCTCCTAACTGCCTGGTATGGGACTGCCAACGCGTCATTGATATACAGCTCTAAGATAACAATCTGACTTCCACCAGCTGTAGTAGTAAGAATTCCAACTTCTCCATGAATATGGTATGCACCACAAGGGACTCGGTAAACCTCGTCTGCATTTGGTTCCGTCATAGGGAAACCAAGTACATCCTCACGATCGAAATCGATTGGTACAGTAGTGGCTGTGGTGACCGCCTGATTACCACTTGACATACTTCTAATACAAAGATTAGGAGGGATTCTACACACAGGGTCAAATTGTCTATTAACCATTTCGAGTTCATACTCCAAGTATAACTTACCCAAATCAGAAGTGTCAGCACAATCGTCCGTTGCGACAATTAAATTGCCGACGTCATATGTGTCCAACATGTTAGTGACAGGGCCGGCGCGTACCTTCTTAAACGCACCTGATGAATGGATTAAGTGGGGTGGGACTACCAACTTAAAGCATTCGTACACTTGGTCTCTGACAGAACCCTCGTAATTAGCTAAGGCACTAGAACTTGTAGGGAGACCATCGCCTGAGTCAACATCATAAGCGAGATATACAATACCTGCTGTTGTGTAGACTGCATTAGACGGCACATATTCAATGTTCCATTTCCTTACTCTGTATTTATCATACAAAGACGCTTCAGTGGCCAAGCCAGTAAAGTGTGACAATCCGGGATTCATCTGTATGCGGGTGGCACTAAAACTAGTACTACCAGCGACGCTCGAAAACTCAACTACACCTTTAATAATCGTTTTACCGTTATTATTTTGGGTGCGTCGGGGAGGTTGCGTGTCAACCTGATAAGACCGAGCCAAAGGCGCAGTCTTAACGCGAACAATAGACTTGTTGTTGTTCCTAGCATTTCTAACCATCTTGTTTTATTGATAAAAGGTATTAGCAAAAGGTTCAGATAAACCTGTATTAAAGTTAAACGGGGATACTTGCAGTTCCTTGTTAATCACTATGTTATCAAAATATTCCTCTATCTGTATTTGATGATACGGCGTGACTCCAAAAGCTCTGAAGAACGAAACACGAGAAGCTGCAGTGATCACACCATCTGAGTGATCGATTCCTCTTGCAGCGAGTGTAAGGCCTGTGATAGGCAAAGAGGCGCTTTTAGTGCCACTATCTCGCATAAGAGCTTGATAGTAACTACGCATAATCGGTACATCACCGCAAAGAGACAAACCGCATAAGCCAATGGCCCTGCGCATTTTATCACTAGCAGTAACGTCGATACAATTTTTCCACGTAATTGAGTCTTTGGATAAGGACTCCTCCATGTTTCTAACCATCTTCCAACCTGATTCAGTGTAAACAGGCCTACTCCTGCAGAACTCTATCTGTTCTAACACAAATACTGGTTCCTCCACCTTCACAGTGAAACCAATATCTTTAAACCAGGGCACAATGGCCTCCTGTATTCTCTCCAGTTCTGTCCTCTCAACTATTATTATGGCATCATCTCCATTGTCTACGACACACTTTCTAACTTTCATCTGGTCTAGAAAAGCGAATATTTGAGTGCACACCATGATCACAGTGCCTAAGCCTGTGTCCATGTCTCCTGAATGCCTACGGGTCATTTTAGGGCATCGAAAACTCACACTCCCATCACTGCCCAATACCACTCCATGCATGCCAAACTGCATGCCTGCAAGCCAATCAAAGTCATCCTGAACCTCTCGACTTGTATGTTTGTAGTAGAGCGCGTAAACAGAGTGCAACCAGGCTATTTGGGCCTGCTGCGTATGAGTATCGCACCTAGAAATGTCAAATGACAACGCTGCTGGGTCCTTAAAAGAACCCCACTTGCGAGCAATAATACGACCTACCTTTGACGCATTGTAGCATTTGACAACAGTTTTCTCCCCATAAAGCCTATCGATCATACGGTAACCCTTACCTTCGATAGGTCTTGTGTAACAGCCCCACCTTACATTGTATCTTGGTCCACGTGGAGAAATAATCCTTGGAACGGGATTTTTCTCAATTCGCGACTTCTCCATCTTGCTGAAGTTCCTGCTATACGAATCACGTATTTCTAAAGGGCGGGTAACAAGAGAAGCTACAGCTTCCTCGTATCTATTTCTCCTACGAGCATCCTTGTACACACGAGGAAACTCATGTGGATCTAAAGGAGTGGCAGGATCAATAAGATGCTTTATCTTATTAAACGTTTTAGAAAGTACGTCACGATAGTGGCTGACGCTGACACTTGGCGGCACCTTTCCATTGACTGTTACGAGACGTTCTGCAAACCCCCTGTATGCAGTGTCTATATCACTATTATGTACACAGAACTTAGTATTAAACCCTAATGATAAAAGGTTCAATATAAGCTTAGGCCTAGTCCGGGCTGCTCTACGATAGAATTTAATATGGCCCCCAACAGCCACTTCAAGTTGTTTAACGCTTAAAGGACTGCTAGTACTTACTCCACCGTAGGCAGCACGACTTACCCCAACGGCTTGCCCCGCCGCTTTGTACTCCTAGTTTGCTTTTTACCTGACTTGGCTCTCTTAACTCCCTTCTTCTTCCTATTAGACTTGAGTATTCGATCAACCTGACCCCTGTCCAATCCCATGCCAACTGTAGGGTTAGCATTAAACGGTTTGGGGTTTAACAACGCATTCAAGAGACTTGCTTCATTGAACTCTTGAACGTTAGGCTCGCTCTTCGCTTCGGCCTCGTCGTCATCGCCGGGTTTCTTCCAGCATTCATCTACCTGGCGGTCAAAAGCAGCCGCCTCAGTTATTTGGTCAAAGAATTGACTTGGTTTATCTCCTTCACCAACCTCATTAAAGTTGTCAGCAATGTGAAAAGCCGCATCATCAGAAGTACGCAAGTCAAAATAGTTTTCAGTACCTAACCACCACCTATGGATGTTATTGTACCAACGCATTTTTCCTTGCATCATCAACTCTCGTCTATAGCCATATTTAGATTTAAGCAATGTCTCGGCAGCTAACTTTGCCCTTACCATTGCAATAGAGTGGATGTAGACATTCTCAACAGCATGACTAACTATGTTAGCCCGATCACATTGTCGAATATCCAACTTCTTTTTAGCCCCTAACGCGATGTCAATTACATGATTCGCATAACTCGCAATAGCTAAGTCATGTGAAGTTGCCCTCTCGGCAGGTGGTATGTACCCGAACTTGATACTAACCGCATGTTTAACATGTTGTGTTAAGGTTCCTTGTTGTACTCTAGCCTTCTTCATGTCGCCATGCTGCCTAGAGTTTGCGTTCTCATAAACAATCTTCACCTTTTCTTTCCAGGAAGGGCTAGGTATACGTTTGACGATATCCTCCGTCGTTTTGGCAACGGTTCGCACCTTAGTGGCTTTCTTACGTGAGACTTTAGAACGGGCCTTTCGACCCAGCATGGCTGGTGTATATATATGACCTTCTCTGTCAGACATAGACATAGCTCCGAGTATATCCCAAAATAATGAATTTCTGGGCGCCTTCGTCTTCTTCTTCGACGTCGACTTGTCACCATTGACCGTTCTCCTAGCAGTATTGGTGACCTCTATTCCTTCAAGATCATGCGCGATCTCTTCTACAGTTTCATCTTTTTCTTCAATCGTTGAAAGGGGTGTGGGGGGGGTATTGGGACTCCACACGGGCGAATCCATAGTCACTCCTGGGTACGCTGGGGAAAGTTCCAAGGGAAGGTCAGTCTCCAAAGTTAATTGGTTAACAGCCTCCTCCAAGGAAGAATCCGAGGTGTTGGGGCGACTATCAGCAAGGTATTGATCCACATCGAGGCCAGACACAACATAAGTTTGGTCATGGACACAACAATGCAAACGCAACTCCAAGGTGTCTAGTTCTTCCACCACGCAGGAACTGCATGACGGACCTTTGACACAAAAGCACTTAGTGGGGTAATGTATTTTCTTACAACTCATAAAGATAAGGCTCTTCAATGTAATATTGACG